GATTATGTCGCCGCACCGCAAGCAGCAGTGGGAACTGTTCCTGCTTAACAAGATCATCGGTCAGGGCGGCGCAGTGCCGGATAAGCTTTACGATTCCCCTGCCGGTATTCCGGCCGTCGAGGAATCCAAGCTCAACGACAACACAATCCTGCTTGCAGACCCGCAGAACCTTGTTGTCGTCAACACCTACGGCGTCAAGATTCGCAAGACGACAGAGGGCAAAGAGGCGATCATGCAGGACAAGAGATTCTATGTCGTGCATCTTGACTTTGACCCGATCATTGAGGAACTTGATGCTTGCGGCATCCTCGTTAATCTGCCCGCTATTTCGTAAGGACGGTGGAAGAGATGTATCACATCAGACTGTGCAAAGCGCTCTCGTATTCCGGCATCGTTTCCGCTACGAGAGAAAAACCCGATGTGTTTACGGACGACAAAGCGACGGCAGAGCAGGCACTCGCAAGCGGATATTTCGAGCTTGTGTCCGGCGATGCCGAAACGCTTGTTGTTGATGACGCAGCGGGAACTCCGCTGCCGCCGATTCCTGCCTACGGAGGCAAAACGCTCGATGAGATGAATGTCGCGGAGCTTGAAACCTTTGCGACATACAAGGGCGTGAGCCTCAAAGGTGTGAAAAAACGGACGGAGATCATCGCAAAGCTCAGAGCGGAGCTGCCTGCGGAGGAGCTTGAGGGCGAAATCGAGTACGGCAGCCCGACAATGGTTGAGCTGGAAGATAACTGAAAGGAGCGATTACAATGAATCCTATGCCTATGGATTTGGGCGTTTGCGGTGTTGAGCAGATGCTCTACGCCGGAACAGTCAAGTACAACGACACGGGCGTTGCGACCGGCATCAAGCTGTGCGATCTGCCTGCAAACATCATCGTGACGAGGGCGGTTGCCGTTATCACAACGGCATTCAACGCAGGCACAACGAATGTCCTGACCGTCGGCGCAAACGACGGCATTGACGATCTCCTCGGTTCGAGCGACATCACCGAGGATACCGCAGCCGCATACAGCAAGCAGACATTCGCAAAGTACACTGAAAAGAAAGCGATCAAGGCAAAGTTCACACAGACTGGCACGGCAGCTACGGCAGGCGCGGCAGACATTTACCTGTTTGTCGTCCGCATTCCGGAGTAACTATGAAAGCGCGGCCGTGGGTAACGCCTCAAGAGGTCAGGGACTATACCGAGAATCCTGCGGTAAAGCAACGGAGCGATGCAAGACTGTCAGTGGATATAACACGGGCGGAGCAGTATGTCATCACGCTCACTCACAACGATTTCAGCGAGTACAACGAAATCCCGTCGCCGGTTAAAACGGCGATACTGATTCTCGCTGACACCTACGCGACAAACGCGATCAGAGCAGCGCGGGACATGAAAAGCGAAACCTACGACGATTACAGCTATCAGTCCGATTCGACCGCGATCTCCGTTGATAGCCTTGACCTTGCCGCATTGCTTGACGGATATGTTAATAACATTCCAAAGGGCGGCGTGAATATGAGGCTGAGAAAGTTATGATTGAGGATTTTTTCGACCATAAGTGCAACATTTTTCACCTCAGAAAAACGGAGGAATCCCCCGGCTTCGCATTGCCGGTATCACCGGAACACACATACCCGGCGGAGCCGGACATTTCCGAACAGCCTTGCCATTTCGGCGTGAAAAACGCAAGCACAACGACCGTGCAAGGGGAACCGGCGAAAAATCTGGAATCCAGAATCAAGCTTGGTCTGCCGGTCGGAACAGACATCCGACTGAATGATAAAGTCGTTGACTGCGATACTGGGCTTGTCTATACCGCCGAATTACCGCGAAACATCCGAAATCACCATCTCTTTTGCTACATCAAGAGAGAGGAGAAACAGAGGCCACTGTAATGGCAACCGTGGAATTCGACTTTGACGATTTCAAAGACTTCTTTGAAAAGCTCAGTAAAGCAGGCAACGGCGATTTCAAAGCAGAGCTGCAAAAATGGCTTGATGGACTTGGAGAGGAAATGCTCCGAATCATTGAGGATGAGATCGTGCGGAGAGATGTGGTTGACACCCGTCTGCTCCTGCACAGCTTTACAAAGGGAGACGCGAACAACATTTGGGAGATCGACGATGACGGCCTGACACTCACCGTCGGAACCCATGTTGATTACGCATCCTATGTAAACGACGGACACTGGACCTGCGCGGCAGGCGTAAAGGCACGATTCGTACCCGGCACATGGAACGGCAGCAAATTCCAATATGACCCCGGCGCTAAAACGGGCATGATGCTCAAGCAGCAATGGGTACAGGGAAAACCGTTCTTTGACAGCGCGGTACGGATTTTCGACAAGATGCTGCCGACACTTGTTGAGGCAAAGCTCCAACAGTGGATTGACAGCTATTTCGCATAAAGGGGGTCGCGGGATTGGTACTTGAACAAGAGCTTGCCAGCATCATGAAATTCATTCTTGATGCAACGGACAGCCCTGCGCCGTATTACCACACGATACCTGAGAATTTTCTTGTGCCGTCCGTGTACTTCCCAACGCCGGAGATCACCTCAGACGGCGAAACATTCCTGACATACCGGCTTGATTATGTCTGGTATATCAGCTTTTTCCACAGCACAACGCAGGACGCATACAGCATGGCGCTGAAAGCGCTCACCGCGATCAAGGAGTCACGGAACCTGATACCGTTAATCAGTGATACCGGAGCGACCACAGGCAAGTGGCTCCGCATAAGAGATCCAGAGCTGAAAAAGGTTGCTGACGGCGCATACCGGCTTGTGATTGAATTCGCAAGCCGCAGACCGTACAGAAAGCAAAGCGCCGAATACGCGCAGAGCTTTACTGTGAATCAGTCAATCAAGCCCAATTACATCATAACACGGGAAATATCCGTAGCTCTGGACACGGCAATCGAGCAGTATCTATCCGATCTGCCCTTTGCGGGCAAACACGAAACCGGAGAGCTGCCGAGAGAATAGGAGGTAAACATGGCAAAAGAACCGGAAAAGCGACCGATTGAACCGGCACCGGCAAAGAGCGCAGAGCCGAAATACGCACTTGAAAAGCTCCGTGCGAACTGCTTTCAGCTCTTTGGCGTTTCGGAGCCTGTTTTCATCGGCGCTACCACAGGGCTTGCGGACGGCGAATACTCCGTGAGCGAAATCAAGACCACCATCGCAGGATGGCTGAAAGGAGTTGCTAAATAATGGCAGGCGGTACTTTTGACAAGAGTGTCGGCAAGATCAGACCCGGCACCTACATCAATTTCCAGAGCAGCAAGCAGGACACGATCAGCGGCAGCGAAAGAGGCACCGTAATCATCCCGCTTGCGAACACAGACTACGGTCCCGCAGGGAGACTCCTCACGCTCACAGCCGCAGCGCCGGATGAACACCGCGCAGAGCTTGGCTACAGCGTAACCGAGGATGACCCGTCCGGGAATATGCTGCTTATCCGCGAGGCTTTCAAGGGCGCAAATACCGTCATCGTCGGCATCTGCGCAGAGGGCAGCGCAGCAGCACAGGGAACCGGCGGCGGACTCAAGGGCGTGGCAAAGTGCAAGGGTACGAGAGGCAATGCGCTCACATTTTCCGTTGTCACAAACCCCGTCGCGGGCTTTGATGTTTCCGTGTTCCTCGGCGGGAATGTCATGGAGACTTTCGAGGGCATTACGGTTGCAACCGATCTTGCCGACAGCAAGTACATCACATTCACCGCGCAGGGAGAGGACGGCATTTCTGCCGTTGCATCCGTTGCACTTTCCGGCGGCACGAACAGCTCCACCACAAACGCAGGCGTGGCGGAGTTCCTCGGCCTGATTGAAAACGCGGCGTGGAATGTCCTTGCGTTCCCGTTCACCGATTCTTCGCTGCAGGCGCTCGTCAAGGCAAAGATTCGCTATCTGTACGAGGATGCAGGCAAGACCGTTCAGGCGGTTTGCCCGTCGTTCAATGCAGACTACGAGCGCATCATCAATGTGACAAACGGTTACAGCCTTGAGAACCGCAATCTCACCGCAGCGCAGGCAACCGCTTTTGTCGCCGGTATCACCGCAGGCGCGGACGGTACCGTAAGCAACACATACAAGGTTGTCCCCGGCGCGGTTTCCGTCAACGGCGTAAAGACGCATGAGCAGGCTGTTGCAGCAATCCAGAACGGAGAGCTGTTCTTCTCCGTTTCGGACGCAGGCAGCGTCATCATCGAAACCGACATCAATTCCCTTGTAACGCTTTCTGCAACACGCGATAAGAGCTACCGGAAGAACAAGATCATCCGCATCTTTGATACCGTGGCAGAGGCAATCAAGGCAAACTTCCCGCCGAACCGCTTTGAAAACAATGAGGACGGTTGGAATGTTATGGAGGGAATCGGCAAGACGATTCTCAAGACGCTCGGTCCGCGTGGTGAGGGCGGCAGCGGCGCGATCATGAATATTGACTACGACACGGATTTTGTCGTTGACCGTGAACATTCCGGCGGCGATGAGACCTACTTCAATGTCGCTATTCAGCCGGTCGATACCGCCGAAAAGCTGTACTTCACAGTCATTACCAGATAAGGAGGTAAAGGACAATGAGCAAGATGGAATTCAACAAGAACCCGATCTCCCTGAGAGAGGGTAAGGTGTTCATCAACGGCGTACAGGCGGTTGACTGTGTGAAATGCGAGATCAAGTTTACGCCGGATGTCTGGACGGGCAGACAGCTCGGAGAGCGCACTCCGAGCAGCCGTTGGCTCGGCGCAGCAATCACCGGCAGCATGACCCGCAGACGCTCTACCCCGTTCCTCAAGGAAGTCATCAACGAATACCTGAAAACCGGTATCACTCCGGAACTGACGATTCAGGGCATCATGGATGACAAGGGCAGCGACTACTACAACAGTTACGGAACACAGGTCGTAACCGTGACCGGCTGCGTCCTGACCGGTGATCTTCCGCTGACCGCGCTCGACAGCGCCGGTGAAATCGTGGATGATGTCATCGGATTCAACGCAAAGGATGTCATCATGTCTTAACCCCTGCATGATGCTCCATATAGGGAGAGCCGCCGGACGCATTACGCACCCGACGGCTTACCCACAAATCGTGAATTATGAATTATGAGACGGAGGTAACACCTATGAGCAAGAAAGACCTGAAATTCTTTATGCGCAGCACGGAACCGGAGATCGTCAAGGCAAAGGGACCGGATTCGTTCAAGGATGAAAACGGCAATCCCATTGAGTTTGAGATCAAGGTGCTGACGCAAGCAGAGATTCAGCGTATCAACGATCTGTACCGTGAGCGCAGAATCGCAACGGATAAGCGTGGAAACCCGCTTGTCCAGAACGGTGAGGTCGTGTTCAGAGTTGAACGCGATAACGCAAAGGCAACGCGACACATGGTCGCAGAAGCGCTCGTATATCCGAACCTGAAAGATGAAGAACTGATGAAGTATTACGGCTGTGTGGACATCACGGAAATGCCGCTGCTTGTATTCCCGCGTCCGGACGAATATCAGCACGTAATGCGAATCGTTATGTCTGCGCTCGGAATCGGAGACTTTGGCGAAAGCGAAAGTGACGACAAGGTTGTTGCCGACGCAAAAAACTGATTGCTCAAAAGGGAACATTTGAACATTGGGCGCACATTCTTTGGCAGCGGCATAACCTCCGCATGGAGGAATTTTGCGATATGCCGCACGAAAGAAAACTATTTTACATTGCGTCCGAAATGTATGAAATGGAACACCCTTGCAGGCACGATACATTGTTAAGAGGAGGCGGTAAGTGATGGCCGACTTGACAGCAAAATTCTCTTTGGTTGATTTGATTAGCGACAAGCTCTCATCCATCGCTGATGCAGGGCAAAGAATGCTTGAGCAATGGAGCCAGACAGAGGATGCGGCAAGTTCAGCTATGGACGGTATCGCCTCCTCTTCTTCTGGTGCTGTATCGGCGGTTGACAGCATCGCAAAGTCACTCGACGAAATGAACCGAGCGGCAGACAGTGCAAAAGCTCCGGCAGATGACCTTGCCGGAGCCTTTACGGATGTTGAACAGGCAGCGGAGAGCGCAGCCGGAGCAAGTGACAACATGGACGCAATCGCGGACTCCGTCGCACAGCTTGATTCCGCAGCAGCAGAGGCAGAGCAGACCGCAGACGCACTTGCATCCGCAGCGGACGGATACGGCAGCGCAGCAGATGCAGCCGCAGCAGGAACAGACATTTGGACGGATGCCGTCGGCAATTATGACAAATCTGTACTTGAGGCTATTTACAGCACCGAGGAACTTGTGGAAATGGGTCTCAAAAACGCAGATGCAGTCAATCGGCAGGCAGAAGCAACACGGCAGCTCGAAGAAATGGAGGCGCTTTGCGAACGCTCCGCAGGAATGCTTGTTGCCGAAATGGAAGAGGCAGCAACGAACAGCGAACAGCTTGCAGCCGCAATCGAGGCAACCGGTACCGCGCTTGAAAGCCTTTCTGACAGCGGGAAAGCGTCCTCAGATCAGATTGAGCATATCAGGGACGCATCCACAGCAGCGGCAGACGCTTTGCAGGAATTGCAGGAGGCGCAAAAAGCTGCTGAATCTGCAATGGAGGCATACGATTCCACAATCACATCCGGCACAACAGACCTTGACGAACTTGAAAACGCAGCAGAACGCGCCGGTCATGCGGCGGAGGCGCTCGGTGAAGCAAATATAAAGGCAAGCAGCGCGGCAGAGGAACTTGCAAGAGCTACGCAAGACGCAGCCGAAAGTGCCGACAGCGCCGGAGAGAGCGGAGAAAACGCGGGCAAAACCGGCACGGAGGCTATTGAACAAATTGCGCAGGCGCTCGCTGCCGCCGGAATTACGGTCAAGGTCAAAGAGATTGCCGAGGGCGTATATGAGCTTGCAGATGCTTTCAGCGATGCAGAAAAGATCGTTGTGAACGCAACCGGAGCGACGGGCGCGGCGCTCGACGGTCTGGAAGAAAGCATGATGCAGGCATACACAGGTCATCATCAGGGACTTGACGATACCGCCGGAGCAATCGGAGAGATCAATACCCGCATGGGGCTGACCGGCAAGGAACTGACCGATGTTACCGGAAAATTCCTTGATTTTGCATCTATTACCGGCAGCAATGTTGTTTCTTCCGTCCAGAATGCGACCAAGATCATGAACAAGTGGGGCGTGGAGCAGGAAAATGTTGAAAGCGTCCTTGACAAACTCGCATACGCAGGACAGATTTCCGGCGCATCCGTGGACGATTTGAGCAGAACGCTCATTACAGGTTCGGCAGCTTTCCAAGAAATGGGGTTGTCTCTCGATAATACGATCTCCATGCTTGCAGCATTCGAGCTGTACGGCATGAACAGCACGACAGCGATCACCGCAATGCGGACGGCGGTCAAAAACTTCTCCGATGACGGTATAGACGCGTCCGAGGGGCTGCGAGACACAATCACGCAAATTCAGAACCTCGAAAGCGCAGCAGATGCAACAGCGCTCGCCGTGGATGTTTTCGGCGCAAGAGCCGGTGTTGATATGGCAAATGCAATCCGAAACGGCGCAATCACGGTCGAGATGCTGACCGGCGATCTTGACGCAGCGCAGGGAACACTCAGAACAACCGCAGAGGCAAGCGAGACACTTTCCGAAAAATGGCAGAAATCGAATAACAAGATCAAAGCTGCATTTACTTCCGCTGTTGAGCCGACACTCAACAAGTTTTCGTCTGGAATGGCAAATCTGGTCGGCAGATTCGGAGACTTTCTAGGTGAACACCCGGCACTCACAAAAGCGCTTACTGCGCTTGGAGTCGGTCTGGGTGTTGTTACAGTCGGAATCGCCGGTGTAGCTTTTGCCACATCAAGCGCGATTCCCGCTATTGTGACCTTTGCGACCACGATTAACGCGGCACTCGGCCCTGTCGGTTGGATTGTTCTCTGCGTAACAGCAGCCGCAGCCGCGATTGGTTCATTCATTGCAATGACAAGCAGCGCAGATGAGGCTGTCGAGGAATACAACGGTACAATGGAAGAATGCGCGGCCGAGATTTCCAGAACACAAGCAGCATACGATAAAGCCTGCGATCTTTACGGTCAAAACAGCGCGGCAGCTCTGCAATTAGCCGACAATCTCAGCACGCTTAACAAGCAGTTTGAAATGGGCGGCGGCGAACTTGCTGTATACGCAGAAAAAGCTGCAAAGCTCTCCGATGCATTTACAGAAATGACTGACGCGCAGAACAAAGCGATGAGTGAGATCGACAAGTCTCAAACATCCGGTCTTGCTGCTGTCGCAATGTTATCTGCACTTTCAGAACAGACCACACATACAAGCACAGACCTTGATTTGATGGGCAAATATGCCGATTACTTGAATGACGATTTCAATTGCAATATCAAGGTTAATTATAATACCGGAGACCTCACCGACTTTGACCCGACAGCCGCAGCAGAGGCGGTCTATAAAGCGGCAAGAGATGCGGAGAGAAAACAGGCGGAAGATTACCTCACAAGTCCCGATTTCGTCAACACATATATTGAGGCGCGGCAGAAAGTCAACGAATTGCAAGGCAAGCTGCGCTCCCTTAATAACGAGTTTAAGCCTGTTCCTGCACCCGGCGGAGATGACTTGCACAGTAAATTTGCAACCTATGTCACATCGGACAGACCAGCGGATGAAATCAACGCCGATATTGCCTCTGTAAAGGATTCACTAGCACAATACCAAGCTGTACTCGACGGATGCAAATACGACCTTGAACAATACGGCGGAGTCATTGATGATACAGGCCAATTTACAGAATCCTATCGACAGACACTTGATAGAGTGGCATTTTCGCAAGGCGATCTTTCCGGTACTATTCCAGATATTACCGAATCTCTTGATGAGGAGACAATCGGAATCCGCGCTGCAATGGAGCAATGGGATGAGTATGCAGGCACGATTGAAAAAGTCGCACAGGCGTACCAAGAGGCATACGAAGCGGCATACGAGAGCATTCATGGGCAATTCGGACTGTTTGATGAGGCATCGACGAAATCCGAAGAGTACATGAATTCGACCGTTGCGAACGCGCAGAAAGCGCTTGATTCGCAACTTGCCTATTGGACATCCTACGGCGAAAACATTGAAGTCAAAACTCGCAAATACTCTTGGCGAAGTCAATACAAAGCAATCCGAAATTTCCTCGGCAGTGGCAGATTGGCAGACCGGTTTTTCATCTCAGATGGATGCTATCCTTGCAAAGATGAATTCCACGGTTGACGGACTTAATCTCAGCAGCGACGCAAACGCTGCGGCCACTTCGACAATGAACGCATACGCAAATGCGATCAGAACGGCAGGCGCAAGCGCGGTCAGAGAAGCGCAAAGTATCGCAAATCAGATCAGCTCTGCGCTCAAATCCGCAAGCGGAACTGTTAAAATCGGCGTTAGCGGCAGCAGCGTTCCCGGACACGCTACCGGTACAACGAATGCGGAGGATGTGTTCATCGCCGGCGAAAACGGACCGGAGCTTATTGTCGGTCAGGCAGGCAGCACCGTGTTCCCCGCATCTGAAACAAACCGGATTCTCCACGCAATGGAGGAGCTTGAGGGCAAGGCGGGCAACTACGGCGATACCTACAAAACGGACAATTTCGACAACCGGGCATATCGTAGTTATTCACAGCAGACTGACACCGAGACCGTCAACAACATCACGACATACAACACGGGCGGAGGATATGACGACGCGAAACTGCTTTACCTGTTGAGCGGATTCGTTTCTGTACTTGCCTCGATAGACAAAAAGATTCAGCCGCAGAGCGCTACTCAGCCGGAGCCGCAGCCGATTGTCGTTGACGCATATTCGACCGGCACAACGGATTCCGACGATACATTCATTGCCGGGGAGAACGGGCCGGAACTGATTATCGGTCAGCCGGACAGCACCGTATTTCCGGCGGAGGAAACTGAAAAGATCGTCACCGTCCTAACAGGCGGCGATGATTCTGTTTCGGACGGACTTGCAAAGCTCGCAAAAGCAATTACGCCTGCCGCTGAAACGGTCAGCAACTATGAGCAGACTTTTGAATACGGCGATACGGCATTCACGCACAGCTACAATACCGAATACGGCGATACGAACAGCTACATCACCGACCTGACAACGGAATACGGGGACAGCTACAGCACGGATGAGGGCGATATTTCGACCGTATTTGACCGGAATTATGAAAGCATCCTGAACCGCAGTGAAAGCAATGTATCTCAGGCTTTCAGAGACGACCACAGCAGCGCGATAGAGAACGCGGCGGCAAGTTACAGCACCACGACACAGAACGCCTCACAGAGCATTTCCGAGGGCGACAGGGCT